ACTACAATCTTCTAGTATGTCCAGCTTGCTGGGATCCTGACCATCCGCAGTTACAACTAGGTATGTATCCTGTAGATGACCCACAAGCGATACGTAATCCTAGACCAGATCGTAGTTATGTAGTTTCTGGTTTGGATATTTTGGGTTATCCTGCTGGCGGTTCGCGGGACATTCAATGGGGCTGGAACCCCGTAGGTGGGGCTAGTTTTTTTGATGTAGGTTTAACGCCCAACTATTTGGTTGGAGTTACAAGTGTTGGTACAGTAACGGTAACGGTTTCATAGGAGTCAATGATGGACACGAAAAAAGTAAAGCAAATTGCGGATACCGAGGCCAAGAAAATGGTCAAAGGTCACGAAAGCCGCATGCATGCCAAAGGCATGAAAAAGGGTGGCCCTACCAGTGAAGACCGCATGCGCGTAGGGCGTAACCTGTCTCGTGCAGCTAACCAGAAAACGGGGTAAATTATGGCTTACAGTATGAAAAAAGGCGGCAAAGAAGTTGGTTCTGCCGCTGTTTATGCGCCACCGCATAAGATGGACGGTAAGGCTATGAAAATTTCTAGCAATCCCGGCAAGGATTCTGAGCTATCTAGCACGGCTGATATGCGTATGAGCGTTGGTATGTACAACAATGGCCCGGACAAGACCACCAAAACCAGCGGCATTAAAACCCGTGGCAATGGCTGTGCTACCAAAGGCGTGATGGCAAGAGGCCCGATGGCATGAACTATTCTGAGCTTTCGTCGGCAATACAGACCTATACGGAAAATAACTTTCCGACGATTACCCTTGCGGATTCGTCTACTGTATCGTCTACGGCTCAGATTAACCGCTTCATTGAGCAAGCGGAGCAGCGCATCTATAACTCGGTACAGTTCCCCTCGTTGCGCAAAAACGTGACCGGTACAATTACTGCCAACAATAAGTACTTATCTTGCCCAGATGATTTCTTGGCTCCTTATTCGTTAGCAGTGTTCCCCTATGGTGGTGGTAGTTATACCTATCTTCTAAACAAAGATGTGAACTTCATGCGTGAGGCGTATCCTAGCCCCACTGATACCGGAACCCCTAAATACTATGCATTGTTTGGCCCAACAGTATCAGGCGCTATCATTTCTAATGAGTTAAGTTTTATCCTTGGCCCAACACCTGATACGGCGTATTCCGCAGAACTTCACTATTACTACTACCCAGAATCAATTACTACAGCCACGACAAGCTGGTTGGGCGATAATTTTGATACCGTGCTTCTGTATGGTTCATTGGTAGAGGCTTACACCTTCATGAAAGGTGAGCAGGATTTAATTGCGTTGTACAACCAAAAATACATGGAAGCATTGGCTTTGGCTAAACGTCTGGGTGATGGTATGGAGCGTCAAGACGCCTACCGCAGTGGTCAATTTAGGCAGGCGGTCACATGAGCATAGTTCAGACCCAGACCACCAGCTTCAAGAAGGAGTTGTATCAAGCTATCCATGACTTGTCCACGGATACGATTAAAGTTGCTCTATATACAGGCAACGCTAGCCTTGATGCAAGCACGACGGTTTATAGCTCCTCTAATGAAGTTGTAGCTTCTGGGTATACGGCTGGTGGGCAGATTATGACTGGGGTTGCTATTAACTCAAGTGGCTATACAGCTTATGTAAATTGGAACAATGTGGTTTGGACATCAGCTTTGACTGCCCGGTGTGCTTTGATTTACAACGCGTCTAAAGGTAATAAGTCAATTGCTATCCTTGACTTTGGCTCTGATAAAACGTCAACCACCACGTTTACAATCACCATGCCAGCCAATACCTCAACTACTGCTCTTATTAGGAGTTCAAATTGATTGTTAATACCACCAAAGGCGAGATGGATGATTCTTTGTTGGAACATCGTTCTGGCGAAATTGACAACGACAATGAGTTAACAACGTGGGTTGAGTATTGGCTAGATGGTGAACTTGTACATCGTTCTGCACACGTTACGTTAAAGAAAATGCCCGTTTTTGCTGGCGGTGAAGCCGCATCTTTTTAAGGAAATATCATGGCAAACACCCAAAGTATGTGCACCTCCTTCATGGGAGAATTGCTGACCGCCACCCATAATTTTGGCACTGCACCTATTCGTGCGGCAACTACAGCCGATACGTTCAAAGGTGCGTTGTATTTGGCTTCGGCTACTGTTAACGCTAGTACTACTGTTTATTCAACGACAAACGAAGTAACAGGTACAGGATACACGGCTGGCGGCGTAACGGTAACCAATGCAACTGCCCCTATAGCAACCAATTCCTCGACTACGGCTGGTGTGGCTTACTGGACTCCTTCTGCCAGCTTGGTGTACACAACGGTTACGTTGACCACGGCGTTTGATACGGTGTTGATCTATAACTCCACCCAGAGTAATAAAGCAGTTAGTGTTCACACGTTTGGTTCCCAGACAATTACGGCTGGCACGTTTACCCTGACGATGCCATCCAACACTACGACTACTGCACTGTTGCGTTTGGCAACAACCTAAGCGGAGGCGGCGCAGGCCGTAAGCCATGTTTGGTATATCCGCATTTGCCCAGTCGCCATTTGCTAGTCTTGGCACTAGCGATATCACGATTGCTATTACCGGGGTATCCGCTTCGGGGGCTGTTGGTACGGTTGTTAGCTCTCAGTCTTGCGCTTTAACTTCTGTTTTAGCAAGCGGGGCTGTAGGCACTGTTACGGATAGTCGTTCTGTTGCGCTTACTGGGGTCACAGCTTCTGGTGCAGTTGGCACAATAACTCATGGCGGGGCGGTAAACGCAATTACCGGAGTTGAAGCCTCTGGCGCTGTAGGCACGGTTGTATACACAAAATTACAGCCAGAAACAGGCGACCAAGCAAATGGCTATGTAGGTACGGTAGCCCCTAATATTTCTGTAGCGTTGACAGGAGTTGGCGCATCAGGCGCGGTTGGCACAATTACGCATGGCGGGTTGGTTATTGGGGTTACTGGGGTACAGGCTTCAGGTACTATTGGAACAGTTGGGCCAGTAATTTTGCCAGCAATAACCGGAGTGCAGGCAAGTGGCGCTGTTGGTACTGTTTTCCCTATATATTGGAAATTAATAGACGACAGCCAAGATGCAAACTGGCAAAATATTACAGATTCTCAAACAGCAGGATGGGCTTTAATTGATAACTCAGAAAGTGCTGGCTGGGTGTTAATCCCAACAACGGTATAGGATAAATTATGGCACTTGTACTAGCAGATCGCGTTAAAGAGACTACCGCCACAACAGGTACAGGCACAGTCACGCTTGCGGGCGCATCCACAGGGTATCAATCGTTTGCAGCAATTGGTAACGGGAACTCAACGTACTACACCATTGCAGGGCAAAGCGGGAACGAGTGGGAAGTTGGTATTGGCACATACACTTCCTCGGGCACTACGCTATCCCGTACCACGGTCTTGGCTTCCAGCAATTCGGGCAGCTTGGTTTCGTTCAGCGCGGGTAATAAGGATGTCTTTGTTACCTACCCAGCAGAGCGCTCGGTTAATGTTGACTCTACAAACGCCCAAGTATCCGTGCCGGTGCTTTTGGCTACAAACGGCTTAATCTTAAACAATACAACAGTATCAGCAAGTTACACTATTGGAACAGGATACAACGCAAGTTCAGTCGGGCCAGTAACCATAGCAAGCGGACAATCGGTTACCGTGACTAGCGGACAACGCTGGCTCGTGTTCTAAAAGGATAAATCATGGCAAGCATAGTAAGTGCAGGAACGACAAGCGCAACGGCGCTGAACATGAGCGCAGACACCTCTGGTGTTTTGCAACTAGCGTCTAACAACGGCACGGTAGCGGTTACTGTAGATACAAGCCAGAACGTAGGGGTAGGGACGAGTTCGCCGGGGGCAAAGCTGGATGTAAACGGAACAATACGTTCAAAAACATCTACTGGTGGAATTATTAATATGGATAGTACCGCCGCCGGTACTACAAATACGCTTGGTAGCTATGCAAACGCTGGGGCCGCTTTTGCTGATTTTAATTTATCCGCAAACAACACAATATTTTTGCAAGCTGGTACAGAGCGCGCCCGTATTGACTCCAGTGGTAACTTTGGGATAGCAGTTACACCTTCGGGTTATTATGTTCTTGAAGTTGCCAGTGCAGGCGGCACTGCCGCAAAAAACGGTTCAAGCATTTGTACCGTAGCAATGGGGCGTTCTGGCGGTGACTATCCTTGGGTTGGGTACAACTTTAGGGCTACAACCACAAGCGGTTCTTATACATATAACGCTAATGACTACGCTAGTGCTTTAAATTTTTATCAAGGTGGCATTAGGACACAAACAGCAGTTTCTGGCTCTGCTGGTAATGCTATTACTTGGGTTTCTGGCCCATCTATATCACAAGGTTCGGCAAATTGGGCTGCTGGCGCATCTGATGTTCGTCAAAAGAAAAACTTTGAGCCATCTCAAGGTCTTGCAGAAGTATTGCAAATTGAACCCGTTAAATTTCACTTTAACTGGGAAGACGATAACAGCCCTAAAAAACTTGGGTTTAAAGCGCAAAATTTATTGCCGCTAATTCCCGAAATGGTGGTTGAGAAAGACGAAAAAGCTGAAGACGGGACGCCTTATTTAACAATTACTCCAGACTTTATGTTGCCTGTACTTGTTAAAGCCATCCAAGAGCAGCAAGCCCTAATCATCCAACTACAAGCTGACGTAGCAGCATTGAAAGGCGCAGCATGACATCAACGATAAATGCCTCAAGCACAGGCAGCGGCGGCATAGTCCAGACGGCAGACGCCAGCGGCATTCTGCAACTCCAGACCAATGGTACGGCGGCAGTCACCATTGATGCTTCACAGAATATGGGGCTAGGAACGACTTCGCCGGGTTCCGCAAGACTGGCTATAGATACCACTGCTGGCATTATTACTGGTTTTAACAGTACAAATGCTAATGGTGGATATATAACCGTAGCAACTAGCGGAACTGTAATTGCTGATTTAGGTACTGCAACAAACTGTTTTGGTTCTGGTGGAAACGATACTTTTGCAATCAATGGTCGTGGTGCAAGGTCTTTGTTATTTGGCACTAATAACGCAGAGCGTATGCGTATCGACTCCAGTGGTGATGTAAGCATTGGCTCAACAGGTGGCGGCGCACGATTGAGACTTAACGGTATTGGTACAACAAGTGCAACTTACGCAACACTTACATATAACTCTTCCAATGTCGCTTTGTTATCTGTTAGAAATGATGGTGCTATTTTTACGGGAACATCAACTTCAGGATTAGCCGCTTGCCCGTATAACAATACAACAGCCGCCGCCGCAAACATGACAGTTGGTACTAGTGGAGATTTACAGCGTTCGACATCATCTTTGAAATACAAAACAGATGTCCAAGATGCAACACATGGTCTTGTTGATGCGCTGAAATTAAGAGCAGTCACATACAAAGGCAAGAACGACGGCGAGACTATTTTTGGTGGTTTGATTGCTGAAGAAGTACATGAAGCTGGTCTTACTGAGTTTGTGCAATACGCAGAAGACGGCTCCCCTGACGCTTTGGCTTACGGGAATATGGTTTCTTTGTGCATTAAAGCAATCCAAGAACAGCAAGCCCTAATCACCCAACTGCAAACTGACGTAGCAGCACTGAAAGCAGGAGCCTAAACCATGACCCTCATATTAAACGGCACTGACAACAGCGCCACAACCCCAGCGGTGACTGGTACGGACACTGATACTGGTGTCTACTACCCTGCCGCCAATCAGGTGGCTATTGCCACTTCTGGCACGCAGGCAATGCTTGCCAACGCTTCGCAGGGTGTGCAGTTTGCCAATGCAATTGGTGTCGGGGCGACTACGCCCTCAACTTCTGGTGCGGGCATCACCTTCCCCGCAACTCAATCAGCATCATCAAATGCAAACACATTGGATGATTATGAGGAGGGTACTTTTACTCCAACTGATGCAAGCGGTGCGGGATTGACGTTTGGTGGAATAACTAGCGCAAGATATACAAAAATTGGAAACAAAGTGTTTATTGATATAGAGGTTAATTATCCATCTACCGCAAGCGTTCTAACGGCCTCTATTGGTGGTTTGCCATTTCCAGCCCTAGGTGATGCAAATTACTCAACGGGGTCTTGCATGAACGACGTAAACCAGAACATTTGGCCTTTTATTATTCCTTCAGCAGTCAGCATGACATTTTACAGGCAGGGTGCGGGTTCTTATGCCCAACTTGCCAATTCAGCATTTTCTAATGGTACGCCATATATTTCTATGGCATATACAACCGCTTAACCACGAAGTTCATTAGCCTGACTGGATTGGTCAGGCTGGACACAACGCCAACTTTAAGGAGAAACCCAAATGGCAATCACGAAAGAAAAAGTAATCGACCAAATCACCGTGACTGAGAACGGTATCGTTCTCTATCGTGAGGCAACTCGCATCATGGAAGACGGCAATCAACTGAGCCAAACCTACCACCGCACAAGCCTGACACCAGCACAAGACCTCACGGGTCTTCCTGCTAACGTCGTGGCAATCTGCAACGTGGCATGGACACCTGAAGTCATTGCGGCTTATCAGGCTCAAGTGGCAAAGAATGCGCTCCCAAAGGCATAATAAAAAAGGGCGAACCGCTGGCCCATAACAGCGGAAATTTTGAAGGAAATGGCAATGAACGACAAACTGACTCTCTCTACTCAATTGGTCAACCAAATTCTTGGTTACTTGGGTTCACGCCCATACCAAGAGACCTTCCAACTGATTGAAGCCTTGCAAAAAGAGGCTCAAGCCAGCATGGCAGAGCAACCAAAAGCGGAGTAAATGAATGGAAGCGGTTCACGAATTAGCCACCGAAACAGACAAGCGCCTAAGCGTCCATGAGGCGATATGCGCCCAGCGGTACGAAAACATTCAGGGCCGCTTCGACGAAGGCTCCAAGCGCATGACCAAGATTGAGTACCTCCTGTATGTAGTCATCTTGGCTGTGTTGCTTGGCCCCGGTGTTGCCGCCGAGATGGTTAAAAAGGTGTTCGGATTATGAGCGAAGAGAAAATACAAAGTATGGAAGCCAAAGGTCAACTTATTGAGAAGATTACGTTTGCTCTTCTCCCTCTATTATTTTCTTGCGTCGTCTATTTAATGAGCGCCTTGTCAAACTTGGCGCATGAGGTCACCATCCTCAACAGCAAAATTTCGCTC